TGGAGAAGATATAGATAAATGGGGTTGTTCTATGGCATGGATGCCAATCATGATGATTGAAAATGCCCATATGCAAAGACAAACTGGAGCCGCAGTAGAATCATTTAGAAATGAAATGGTTAAATCAAATGAAAAAACTACTGAACTTCTATTACAATCAGCAAACGATACTAAGAGATTAACATGAGTAAAATAGTAATTATTCCTGATGACGGATATGTTTCCGTAAATGGAGTAGGGTTTAATAAAATTAATTTATCATTTATTTCTGCAAATGTTCATGCAATTCAATGGAATGATACTTATGGTGAAATTGAAACTAGAGATCCGACCACAGGAAAGATTTTAACTAATATTGAAATTACTGATATTTCTCCATACCAAGCAGCCATAAACAGTTGGAATACAGCAAATACCGCTTTTTACAAATCAAAAGCGAATACCGCCTAACATAAATAGTCCATCATAGGAGAAATTGATGGCAACAATAACAAACCGAGCAGACTTTACAAGCTATTGCCTTCGTAGATTAGGTGCTCCAGTAATCGAAATCAACGTAGACCAAGACCAAATATCTGACCGTATCGATGATGCGTTACAGTATTGGCAAGATTATCATTTTGATGGTCTACAAAAGGTTTACTGGATTCATTACATCACACAAACTGATATCAATAACCAGTATTTGGATGCCACTCAAGCGGTAGACCAAGATGGTAATGCCATTGAACTGGCTGGTATTACTCGTATTTTCCCACTTACCGATTCACAGGCAACTATCAATATGTTCGACCTGCGTTATCAGTTACGCTTAAACGAATTATACGACTTCACCTCCGCATCGTACATCAACTATAACCTCACACAACAACACTTACGTTCTCTGGAGATTCAGTTTACTGGAGAAGTTCCTATTCGATTCCAAAGACATATGCAAAGACTGTATATTGATTGGGCATGGGGCAACTATGAAGCACCAGTAGGTCAGGTAGTGGTAGCCGAGGCATATGCGGTAATTAATCCAGATTTCTATACTTTGGTATGGAATGACCGTTGGTTAAAAGAGTATGCTACCGCTTTGATTAAAAGAACATGGGGTAATAACCTTTCTAAATTTGCCGGTTTACAATTACCAGGTGGCGTTACATTAGATGGCAAAACTCTTTATAATGAAGCTTGTGGTGAAATTGAGCGATTAGAGAAAGAAATGGAAATGAATTATGGTGCTCCTCTTGAATGGTTCATGAACTAATATGCTCACCAATCCTTACTTTAATAACTATGGTTCAATTGCTGAACAGAGAGTAATCGAGGACTTAATTGTTGAATCAATTAAGGTAATGGGTTTTCAGGCATATTATTTGCCTAATGATAATGATTCGGCAAGAGACCTTCTATACGGTGAAGATCCAGTTAAAAAATTCAAAGATGCTTTTCCATTGGAAATGTATCTTTCTAATTCTATGGAATATTTGGGTGAAAAAGAATTCTTTTCCAAGTTTGGTCTTGAAATTAAAAACAATGTTCAAGTCATTCTCTCTAAGCGTTCTTTTTCATTAAGAGTACCACAAAATACTTTTACCAGACCACGAGAAGGTGATTTGATTTATGTTCCATTTTTAAATGGCACAGGTGAGTTGTTTGAAATTAAATTCACAAATCAAACAAAAGACTTCTTCATGTTGGGTCGCCAAGTACCATATTTCTATGAATTAGAATTAGAGAAATTCAAATACTCACAAGAAATTATTCAATCTGGTGTGGCAGATATTGATGCCATTGTTACGGACTCTGCTTACACATTACACTTGAATATTGATACTCGTTTGTTAACCACATATAGTGCCAATTCTTGGTCATCCGCTATCTACAATGCTGGATTTATTAATATTAATACAACAAGTCCAAAACTGGTTGCTTTATTGAATAGTTTACAAGTAGGCGATTCTTATTCTTATGTGATTGGTTCAAATACAATTACACAACCAGTTACTTCAGTAACAGTTGCCGGTTCTTTGTATCGTATTCAAACATCAAATACAATCTCAGGAACAGTCACGGCATTTACTGCACCACTTTTAGGTGGCAACGGTGTCAATTACAGCAAAGGCGAATTGGTGTATCAATCATCAGACACAACACAGGCAAATGCTACCACAGTTGCTTATGTTTCTTCTTGGTTACCATCAACAGGTATTCTATCAGTCACCAATATTGCTGGCGAGTTTGAACCTGCAGTATACATTTATGGTGCTTCAAGCAATGCAGTATACGCTTTGGCCAATTTTGATCCATTGAATTCTCCTGCTAAGAAAGAGCAATACGATAATGAGTACATTCAATCTTCAGCAAATTCTATTATAGATTTTTCTGAAACAAATCCTTTTGGTAGCATATAATGGCAAATACATTTTATAATCGTATCATTCGTAAACTCGTTGTAGGTTTTGGTAACCTATTTGATGAGATTACTTTGGTGCGTTACAATCCAGACAATTCAGAAGCACAACGTTTTGTTGTACCTATTGCTTATGCTGCAAAAGAATTATATGTGCAACGTATTGAAGGTGATCCTAACTTAGACAAAAAAGTTCAGATGACTTTACCTCGTATGTCATTTGAAATGAATGGACTAACATACGATGCCACAAGAAAACAAAATACCAATATTAGACAATTTTCTCAAACTAGTGCAGGTGTTGTGTCTCAGTATAATCCTGTGCCTTACAATTTTGATTTTAATCTTTACATTTATGTTCGTAACATTGAAGATGGAACCCAAATTATTGAACATATATTACCATACTTTACACCTGATTATACTATCAAACTAAATTTGATACCTGAAATGGGTATCATTAAAGAAGTTCCTATTGTATTAAATTCAACAACATCAGAAGTAACATATGAAGGACTAAGAGATACTGATCCTCGTATGATTATTTGGACATTGAATTTTACGGTCAAAGGATTTATTTTTGGTGCCGTATCTTCTACTGGTTTGATTAAAACTTCTATCACTAATATTTTCAATGAAATTACTAGTGCTGATACTATACAGTTTAATATGGGAACATCTGGTGTAGGAACATATCAAGTTGGTGAAATTGTATACCAAGGTTATTCTTTAGCGATGTCTACTGCATCTGCTAAAGTAGTTTACTATAATAATAACACATTACAATTAACCGAAATCAATGGTAACTTTGTATCTAATCAACCTATTATTGGTTCAGTAACTAATGCAAATTATACATTTACATCTTATCAGGTACAACCATTGAAGTATGCTGAAATTGTTGTTGTGCCTAATCCAACAGATGCAAATGCTAATTCTGCTTACACATACACAACAGTTATTTCTGAACCAATTGCCAATTCAGCCAATGTGGTTATTCCAACAAATACGTCATACGATATCGATTTGACCACAGAAAACAAATACATAGACTTATTGTAAAGAGTAAAAAATGCCAACAATATTACAGTTCAAACGATATGCCAACACCGTTGTTGCAAACACAGCGGGGGCGGATGGTGAATTAATTATTGATGAAACCAATCATACTGTTACAGTACATGATGGCGTTACATATGGTGGTACTCGCTTAGCAACAGAAACTTATGTTGTCAATCAAGTTCAAACTATAAACAATTTAGCTAATACAGAATTTTATTTAACACAATATGCGGCTAATACTGCAAACTCATCTTCAGCAAATACCATTTATTTGTCTGGTGTAAACGCTACACAAAATTCTAATATTGCTTTATTGTTTGCTATTGATGCTTGGCAGAATACAATTGACCAGATTCAAACTGCCAATATTGCTGCAGCATTTAATCAAGCAAATACATCTGCAAATTTGGCACAAGCGGCATACAATGCTTCAAATTCTGCCAACTCTTTAGCATTAACGGCATTCAATCGAGCAAATACAGTTAATGGTGCCATCTATATTACTAACTCAGTATTGACAAGTGTAAACAATTCAGATTTTCAGTTTACCACTAATGGTCAGAATTTCTTTATGAGAGCAACTGGTGGTTTACAATTACCGGGTACAATTACTTTTGCTGATAGTACAGTTCAATCTACTGCTTTTTCTAGTGCAGTTTATAATACAATCAATTCTGCTTTCACACAAGCAAATACTGCGGCAACGATTGTTCCACAAAATGCTCAAGCAGCAAACTACACTTTGGCAAATACTGATGCAGGTAAGCATTTATATTATACAAACGGTTCTGCCGTAAATTTGTATATTCCTTGGACATCAAATACAACATACGCCAATGGTACAACCATTACTATTATTTCTCATACAAGTTCAAACGTAACAGTAACACCAAATACTGGTGTTACGATGTATCTTGCTGGTAATACAACAAGTGCATCACGAAATGTTACAACATACGGCATGGCCACATTAATTATGACTGCCGCAAACACATGGTATATTAACGGTACTGGAGTGTTCTAATGTTGTCTGCAATGATGATGATGAATAATAATGTGATTTCTTTAAATACAAACACATCAAGTTTGGTTACAGGAAATGTAACATATTTACTTGACATGGCAAACTATGTATCAGGTAATACTTGGCCAGACACAAGTGGGAATGCTCGTAACTTTACCTTTTATACAGGTTCTGGCACAACTGTTCCGTGGACAAACACTTCTAATGTGATTAATTTAGGAACTACCACAGCATATTTCCATGCAAACAATGCCAATTGGGCTAAAGCACCTAGTGCATTTATGAATGCTAGCGTAAGTTATACTAAAGGTGCAGTAATTCGTGGTAACGGCACTTCGGGTGCCCCGATGGGTGCAGGTTATTTACAATGTTCTGTTGAGGCAAGAGACACAACTTGGTTTAACAATGGTACACCTTATTTTGCCGCTGGTAACCACACTTCTTCTGCGTACACCGATGTATTACAATCTACTGGATCAGAAAGTGCAAACACTTGGTATTATGTAAGTGTTACATTTAGTCCTTCATCTGGATGGACATTGTATGTAAATGGTAGTCTTGTTGGAACAAGTGCTACAACTGCGGTAGGACCAACAGCAACCACACCGGTAATTGGTGCCACACAAACGTTACCAGGATTTAATGGCGATATTGCAGCTGCTCATGCATATAATAGAGCTTTATCAGCCGCAGAACACTTACAAAATGCTAACTATTGGCTTTCACGATATAACGGATCCGTACCGGCATAACTATATAAATACTACAATTAGGGTATAGAAAATGGCAAAGACACTACAATTTAGACGATATACAACCGCCAA